AGAGGTAATGATTCGGAAGTAGAACAAATATCTCGCTCTATACCAAAAGATAAATTTTCTGCGTTAATGTATGGATTATTCTGGGTTTATCTTGAAGAAAAAAAGAATAAGGAACGAAATCGAGATATAAAAGTAGATATGAATAAACTTTTCTTATTTAAGAAACCCAACATACGCAAATACTAATATTCCCGAAAGAAAGGAGGGAATTTTTATTGTCCGAAGAAAAAAACAAACAAGAATTTGAGGTTAAGTATTATAAACTTGATGTATCTAAACTTGTTCAACTAATGAAAAAAGACTTACAAGCAACATCGGAAGGCAGCGCATTTTTATCACAGTATAAAAAAGAGGATATAATTAAATATTTGCAATCCCCTGTAACTAGTGGAAAAATTATAAGACAAATATCTAGGCTTTTATATAATTTAAGTCCTCAATATAAAAGATTAATTCATTATGTGTCAGATATGGCGAGATATGATTATATTATTAATATAAATAATAATAAAATTATTGAATTACCCAAAGAAAACATACTAAAGAAATATTTAAAAACAACTAAATATGTTGAAGATATGAATATAAAACATGAATTTAGTAAAATAACAAAAACTTCTTTTGTTGAAGATGTTTTTTATGGGTATGATTATAGCACAAATTATTCATATTTTATCCAACCGCTTAATCCTGATTATTGTAGACTTAATGGTTGGGCAGATGGTGTAAGAACTTTTCAGTTTAATTTTTCATTTTTTAGCAATACAAAAAATCAAAAATTATTAGAAACATACTATGCTCCAGAATTTAAAGAAAAATATGATTTATATAGAGAAAAAGGACAAGAATATAGATGGCAAGAATTAAGTGTTGAAAATAGTGTATGTATAAAACTAAACGAAGAATTAGATTATCCTATTCCGTTTTTTGCAAGTATATTTCCTGATATTTTTGATTTGCAAGATTATAAATTATTAAAAAAAGCAAAAGAAGAACTTCAAAATTATGTAGTATTGGTTGCAAAAATACCATATAGAAAAGATGCGGATAAAGCCAATGATTTTGCATTACATTTGGATGAAGCTATAACTTTTGGTAATCGGGCCATGCAACAGCTTCCTGATCAAGCTGGATTCATATTGTCCCCCTATGAAGATATTAAAGATATTCATTTAGGAGATAAAAATAAGGTTGAAAATAACTCTGTTGCAGATGCAGAAAAGAGCTTTTGGAATTCGTCTGGTGTAAACCAGGCTATTTTTAATTCCGACAAAATTACAGAAGAATCAATACGTAAAAGCATCGTATCAGACGAAACTATAATATTTAATCTGTATAGGCAATATGAACGATGGCTAAATCGTAAATTAAAGTTATCGTTAGATGATAATTTTAAAGTTAAAATACTTAATACTACTGAAATGAATTATGGCGAAGTATATAAAAGACTTAAAGAAGCTGCTTCGTATGGAATTCCGGTTAAACGTGAAGTTTGCGGTAGTCTGGGAATGTCACCATTAGAAGTACAATATTCTACAACTCTCGAAAATGATATTTTGGGACTACAAGATAAATTTATACCTCTTACGTCTGCTAATACTCTGTCCCCCGATAAAAAAGATAGCAATAGACCACCAAGGGAAACCGATGGTGCTAGTGATGGTGAAGGGCAGGAAAATAATGAGGAATAAAAGGAGGTTTCAAATTCATGAAGTTTATTCATTGTTTTTCTGAAGAATTAAAAAATAAATTACTCCAAAATGGATATAATTTGTTGGTTGAAACCAATGGGATTTTTATTTTTGAAAACTCCCCTACTCTATTTTTTGATTTTGGAAAAATAGACAGTACAAAATTTACTTTTAGTAATAAGATGATTTTTTAGAAAGGTGGTGAAGTGGATATTGAGTAAAAAAAATAAATTACAGCATTTATCACTTGCTACTACTTATGAAATAGATAATTCTTTCGATTCTGATAAGTTTATTAAAATGCGTCTCAGAGTTTGTCATGATGGTGATAATCCAAACCGCTCTCATTTTGAAGTTGACGATATGGAAAAAACCAAGGATTCAATTAAAAATATTCCCATATTGGCTAATGTGATAGTTGACGAGAATGGTGACGTACAATTTGGTGGGCATGATATGGAATTAGAACAAAGTAAGGTTAATAAAGAGGAAGTTAAGTTAATTTATAAAGAAGTGCCAATAGGCGTAGTTCCTGAAACATGCAACCACGAAATAAAAGAATTTGATAATAAAAATTACGTGTTTTGTGATGCATACATATGGAAGGGTTATGCGAATTATGCTGAAGATATAATTAATCGTGATGAAAATATTAAACTCTCTATGGAAATTATTGTAGATTCATATAATTACAATGGTAAAGAGAAAATTTTCAATATTATTGATTATAGATATCAGGGCATTACTTTCCTTAATAAAAATTACGATACAGGTATGGAGAACGCTTTGGCTACTACTAGTACCTTTGCAGAAGAAGAAACTAAAGAAAAGTTTATTATGATTATGGAGGAGTTAAAAGATACTCTTACAAATTATAATATAGATAATACTAAAAAAGGAGGTAGCAAGGTGGATGAACAAATAATCGCTCTACTTGATGAATATGGCGTAAATCAAGAAGATATTCCTTTCGATATTGAGGGGTTATCCTTTGAAGAAATTGAAAGTAAATTGAAGGAGTTGAATAATAACAACACTGGAACAGAAGAAAAATATATTAAATCTTTTGAGCTTTCGCACAATGAAATAAGATATGCTTTGTATAATTTGTTAGCTCCTGTTGAAGCAGAAGATAACGAATGGTATTTTATTGACCAAGTTTATGATGACAGATTTGAATATGAGAATTGGGAAGGTACAAAGATTTATCGTCAAGAGTATAAAAAAGAAGATGATATAATATCTTTTGTTGGCGAAAGGATAGAATTATTCCAAGAAAGGTTAACAAAAGAAGAAAAAGAAGCACTTGATGAAATGAGAAATAATTATTCTAAACTATTAGACGAATTTGAAGAGTATAAAAATAATTATTCGATGCCAAATGATGAAGTTGAAAAACTTAAAGAATTCAAGTCTGATATATTAGAACAACAAAGAAAAATGCAAGAAGAAGAAATATTTAATAAATACGATGAGGTTTTAGACGTTGAAGATAAGACGTATAAAGAAATCAAAGAAAATAAATCTAATTATTCAATAGAACAACTTGAAGAAAAATTGGCAGTTCTTTTTGCTAGAAAACAAATTCATTTTTCTAGCAATGAAAATAAAAAAATAATCAAATTAGGTGGAGATAGTGGTAATAATGGTGAGGTCAACCCCTATGGAGACCTATTTGAAAAACATTTAATTAATAAGGAGGAAGAATAATATGGCTAATGCTATTTTTGTTGCTGAAAATATGGCTTCGACTAAAGTTCCTAGTTTATTGAAAACTGGTAGATATCAAGATGGTGCTGGTAATGATTTACCGATTAATAATGGTTGCGTTGTAGCTTTGGGTGGATTAATGCCTAACGAAAAAGAAACATATCTTGCACTTGATCCTAATGCTAATACTGATGAGGTTTATATAGTAGACACTCCTGAAGTTATTTATAGCGAAGAAACTATTTCTGGATTAAATGATTATACCAACGTTGCTGGCCAACTAATTAGATTAAGAAAACCTCAAGTTGGCGATAGTTTTGCTGTGAGTGCAAGGGCTATTACTCCTCTTGGGGCTGCCCCTGTTGTGGGTAATACCATAGTTACTCCCAATGGAGGTTCTGCTTTGTGGGTAGAAGCTGCTGCTGGTAATGCTGAAAGTGTACAGTGTATAATCGAAGATTCTTATGTGCTTGGTAATGATCCGCTTGGTGGCAGAGCTATCACTATGTATACTTGCAGAGTTGTAGTTGCGTAATAAAATATTAATATAATAAAGGAGGAATATTTGATATGGCTTACGAACATATTGTAAAATTAGCCAGTGATCTTTACTTTAATAGAGTAGATACTAAATTCGCTGTTGCTGATATGGAAAAAAACAAAGAAGTATTACGACAAGAATTGGTTGATCTTAACGGAGGTAAAACTACCGTTTCTTATAAAGATTTAAGGGATAATAAGGCTTTATTCCAGGTTATAGAACTTATTCTTGAAACTACTATACTTTCTGGTTTTAAAGATAACGAATTTTTTGAGCAGTTTGTAGATTATAGAAACGTGAAATTGGGCGATTCCCCATCTTTCTACATACCTGATAATTCTTTATTTGTTGTTTCTGACACCGCAGACGGTATTTTTGGAGTAAAACGTCAGAGAATCAACAAAGGACAAAGTGTAACCATACCTACTGTATTAAAGACAGTCCATGCTTACGAAGAAGCAAATAGACTTTTAAGTGGACGTATAGATATTGTTGAATTTGTTGATAAGATGGAAAAATCATTTATGAATAGGCGTGGTCAGGATATTTATAATGCTTTTGTAAATGGTATTAATACATTAAATGCTGCATTTACTGCAAATGGTGCTTTCGTAGAGAATACCCTACTTAATATTTGTGAGAATGTAGAAGCTGCTACTGGTAATGACCCGATAATTGTAGGTACTAGAAGTGCATTACGCAGGGTTAATACCGCAGTACTTTCAGAGAAAATGAGAGAATCTCATAACGAATTAGGTTACTATGGTAACTTCAATGGTATTAATATGATGAGAATACCTCAGATACATGCTCCTGGTACTTTTAACTTCTTAATTACAAACAATGATTTGTTTATAGTAACTGCTGATACCAAACCAGTTAAATTTGTAACCGAAGGCGAAGCTATAATGGAAGCTAGTGGTAGTATCTTTGAAAACGCCGATATGACTATGGATATATTTGCTGGCGAGAAAAACGGTGTTGGACTTGTATTTGACCAAGTATGGGGTCAGTATAGAATGCCGTAAAGGTAAAATACAAAAGGATAGGTAGGGTTAATCTCTACCTATCTTTATTTTTATTTATATGAATGAAAGGAGATATTAATATGGCTGAAACTACAGATAAAAAGAAAAGGGGTAGACCTCCCAAAAACAAACCTGAAAATATCACAGAAGAAAAGACTACAGAAAATAAAAAAGTTAAAAAGCAACGTGATTTGAATGAAGAAATTGAAGTAAAATGTATTGTTCAAGGTGGTTTAATATATGTTACTTCACAAGGCTTTGAAATCATTTGGGATGAATATGGAGATGTAAACTATATACCGTATAAAGAATTAATTTATATGGCAAACAAATATAAAAGATTTTTCACTGAGCCTTGGGTTATCATGGATGAAGATGTTTTAAAGGATTTGCGTGTGATTCGTTATTATAAGAAAATTATCGATTATGAGAATATAGACAGTATATTTACTAAAACTCCAGCACAATTAAAGAAAACGTTACAAGATGTTTCTGAAGGAACTTTAAGACTAATTGCAGACAGGGCTACGGCAAAGATAAAAGATGGGTCTTTAGATTCTTTGAAAAAGATAGAAGTATTACAACAAGAATTAAAAATTGAGTTAATTTAGATATGGAGGTGTAAATATGGCAACTCCATACAAAGATATTTTTGTTTCTTTTTTAGGAAAAATATCCGACCCATATTTAGCAGACATGACTGATAACGATATTGATGCACAGCTTCTTAAATATTTAAATAGTTCTATTCCTAAATTCAGAAAATGTAAACAAGACTTATCCTTAAAGGATGAATCGGGGTTTACTGAAACTTTAACAGATGAAGAAGTTGAGATACTTGCTAACTTAATGGTTATTGAGTGGTTAAGACCACAGATTAATAATCTGGAGATATTAAAACAAGCATTATCTCCAAAAGACTTTACTTTACGCTCACAAGCTAATCATTTAAAAGAATTACAGTCATTAAAAAAAGATGCACAATCTGAAATAAGTAAACTGTTGGTAGATTATTCTTATAATAATAATGTATTGGATGATTTATATGATGATTGAAACCAAATATGAATGCATTCCTAGTGTTTTATTTGGAAATTATTTAAAGTTTCTTATCGGGCGTGTGTTTAAAATATTGTACATGCAAGAAGAAAATAATCCTTATATTGAAAAATATATTAGTGGACTATTGAGGGAGTTAACTGGTAATTATGAATTAATAGAATCTATAAGATATGATGGTGATTTTCTGACATTACTTAATAAAATTCAATATTTAATATATGATTATTCAGACCATGATATAGTCAAAAAAGAGATATTCGAGTGTGTTTCGATAATAGAAAGGTTACAAAAGCGTTATAATTTTAAGTAAATTGTAAAGGAGGAATTCCTTTGATAGAAGTGAGGCAAAGTTGGTTTGGAGCCGATATCCCACAGAATTGTAAAGGTTCTAATATTACTATTGGAGCAGGAGATGATGGTCAAGTTATAGTAACTTCTACTGGAATAATTGGCGAAGAAGCCAACGATATTGGTATTGAAGTTATTGCAGGTGATGGGGAGAATAAACCATTAAGTGCTATTTTTGCTAATAATGTAATTACTGTGACATTAGGAACAAAAGGTGCTGGTGCATTAGACAACACAAAAAATACTGCGGAACTGGTTGCTGAAAAAATTAATGATTTAGACGGGTTTACTGCCGTACATACTGGTGATGGTGATGGGGTAATCGGGACAACAGCACTAAAAGCTTTTGCAGTTGTTGGTGACGGAGAAACAGCTAATAGTTATGTGACAGTTGAGTATGATACTCCTGGTATAGCAGGAAACGCTTTTAAAATAGTTGTTGAAAATGGTATACAAGATGGTGCTTTAGCCGTAACAGAAGATGAAGGGGTTATGACCATTACATTAGGTATGACAGATGATACAGTACCTGTACCTGATGATACAAAAAATACAGCAGGAGATATTGCAACAGAAATAAATAAAATTGATGGATTTACTGCAACAGCACATGGAACTGGTGCGGAAGTTCCCGATATTGAAGACGGAGACGAAATTCAATTTGCTGGTGGCACTACTGGTATTTTACCCTTAACTGGTGGACAATACGGTACTGAATGTCCTGAACCATTCGTTATTTTAAGGGCATGGGATGTTGATAATTTTGAATGGGATTATTATACTAATATTGCTCCTAATGGTAGGTATGATACTAACTGGAGGTTATTTAATCTGGTTGAATATTAAACTATAGAAAGGGGGAATCTCATTTGGGCGATTTTGATTTATATAAGAGTCGCATGTCTGCATATGGAAAAACCATAAGAGAAGGTAGGATAAACGCTACGACTAACATAATAAAAAGCACATTTGCAGATTCTCCTTCTTATTTTGATGTTACTATTAATGATGCCGAAACCACAACGGGTGTACAAATAGTTGATGACACTTCAACCATAAATCAAGTCAATCAAAATGATAAAATTATACTTATGCAACCTGGCGATGTTTTGAGTGCAGGATATATAATTAATTACCTTGATAAAAAATGGTTGTGTGTTGCATGTGAATTATTTAATAACATTTATTATAAAGGTAAAATTACTAAATGTAATAACACTTTAACTTTGAACCAAAGTGGTATTTTATATCAAGTTCCTTGTTGTGTTGAATCAGCAGTTAGATTATATCAGCTTGGGGTAGAAGAAAGTAAATATGTTACAGAACCTTCAACAACTGTTGTGGTTAGGGTAGCAAATAATGAAACTACTCAGCTAATTAAGCGAAATGATAAATATAAATTATCTACTCAAACATATGAAGTGATAGATAAAAATGATGACATTGAACCTGGATTAATCGTGTTAAAAATGGAATTTTGTGCCGAACAGCAAGTTTTACCGACTTACACTATCAATATCCTTAATGGTAACGACTTATCAATTATTGTAGGCAATACACTAACTTTAAATGCCGAAGTGTTGGCTGATGATAATATTATCTCCCCTACTCCCCCACTCATCTACGAATCTAGTAATGACGAAATAGCAACCGTAGAAAATGGTATTATTA